TGCTCTCCATTTTGATATCCCATGTCGGGAGGGAAATAAGTTCCTGTTCCAGTTCCAGTTCCTGTGCCGGGAGGTGGAGGTGGTGGTGGAGGAGGAGGTGGAGGAGGAGGAGGTGGAGGAGGAGGATAATTAACATTGGGATTACTAGATGATCCAGTTCCATCAGCCCCGGAAGAAAAATAACTGATTAATCCAAGCAAAGGAACACCAAGAGACAATGCAGCCATCACTCTTGTAGAAGTTACACCCATTTCAGCCAATCTCTGAGAAATACTCTTTGCATCAGTGGGTGCTGCTTTAGGGCGAAGAGCGTTTAAAGCAGCTTGTGCTTCTGCTGGATTATAAGGCTTAATAGCAGTTGAGCCGGGACGATAGTTAACTAAAGTTGAACCAGTTCTGTCTAAAGCAGCCCTTGGGTTATAGGGAACAATGCTTGTATGAGGTTCTACTACTTCAATTCTTGGATTGGCTGCACGAATTACAGCACCTCCTACACGACTACCACCTCGAAACTGGCTTAATCCCATAGAAGGTGTTGCTCCAGCACCATGGAAATATCCACCACCATGCATTTCCTCACGTTCAGCTTGTTCAGCCATTGCTCGTAAATTCGCTAACTGGCCACGTGCTTGTCTGGCTGACATTATATTTATACCGTATATATAAAATATATAAATAAATAGATGGATTTCCAACAAGAACCAAGAGAATTCTTTGGCGGTAGCCAATCATCGGGATATATTCAGCGACTTATGGCTGAAGTTACAGCAAAAACTAATTCTATTCCGTTTGATATGGATAGAATACGTAATCCTTCCAAACACATACAAAATACCATGTATGAACATTCTACAAGAATACGGACGGGAGTTGAGAAATTGAAAACAACATTAGCCAAAAATACTAGAAACAAAGCCCTTAGTTCTTTTATTCAAAAGATTAGGAATAGAGTTGGTGTTCTTGTGCCTTCTACTCCAGATGAAATGGAAGAATGGTTAAATACTTTTAAGAGAGAAGGGGTTGAAGGTATAAGTTATAGTGCTTCTCGTTTAACGGGTGACTTGATGTTCTTGCATCTTCTACGTAAATATAAGAATGAATGCTTCATAGTTCAAAAAGAAAAACAAAAGATTACTAATGCTTATGATGTTGGTTTAACATATCGTAGTAATGATAATCATTTTTCCACTATTCGTAAAGGAAATGATATTGGAGCATTTATTAAATCTATTAAAACTTGTATTGAAAATAATAGCCCCTTAATCATTATTCCTTTTTCTTTGTATTCTTCAAAAGGTGGGCATCAAAATATGCTTATTTATAGACCTCTACAAAATACATTAGAAAGATATGAACCACATGGTATCTTTTCAGTTAAAGATGATAAAAAATTAGATAGAGCTATTCTATTATATTTTATAAAGAACCAATTTGATGATATATTCCGTCGGGAAGGAGTTCCCGAATTCAAATATATACGTCCATTAGATTTAGGATTTGAAGTTGGATTTCAGAAATTAGAAAATAGAGAAGCTCGTGCATATGAAGCTAAGAATAATATAAAGTTGGGTTATCAAGGCTTTTGTCAAGCTTGGAGTTTCTTCTATTTAGAACTTGTTCTAAAGTTTCCTAATTTAACTGGTGCTCAAATCTTAAATAAGGCTTTTGATATTATAAATAAAAGAGGCGGTGTTCCTTTCTTACAGCATATAGGGGGATACGTTGAAGACTTTGAAAAAGAGATGAAGAAACTCATTAGTGACTTCTCATTTGCATCTATGGATGAAAAATATTTTGAATGGTATGAATGGTTTGATAATGAGATCGCTAAAGAATTAAGTGGTCGGAAAGGCGGACATATAATTTGTTCTTGTGACAAATAATATAGATTATTAATATATGGATTATCAGCAAGAACCAAGAGAATTCTTTGGCGGTGGTAATAGTTGTTCCGGAAAACATACATCTGATCAATCATCACCTAAGGTCGCTGATAGCCCTCATTATGTGGGTGATGTTGAAACATTAGAAGGACAAATAAAAAGATTTTCTCATGAACATAAAGGAAAACAAGTAGTTTCAGAGGGATTTTCTTATACTCCACCAGAAGAGAAAAAAGAATGGAAAGAAGCTACTAAGAATGCAAATAAATATAGTCATATGAGTTATGCTAAACTTAGTAAACTTCTTAGTAGATCTCTTAGAGGATCCAAAAGGTAAAAATTGATTGAATAAAATATGGCTTTTTAGTATATGGATAATCAGAAGCCTTTGAGATTATTTAGTTATACTCCAGAAGAAGAGAAAAAAGAATGGAAAGCTGCATTAGCTTTATCTAGTAAAAGACATATAGAGATTAGTAAATTAAGTCACAAAGAATTATGTCTTAGAATAAGAAACATAGGAAAAAAATATAGGCTTTAATATATATGGATTACCAGCAAGAACCAAGAGAATTCTTTGGTGGTTCGACTATAAGAATGCCCATGGCGGATTTTGTAAGGGAACATCATCATCTTATTGATGTTCTCAAACATGGTTCCCGAAGAGCACAGACTGCAGAAGCTAGATCACAAGCCAAGGAATTAAAATCTAAAGGAGGTAGACGTAGACGTTTGCGGGGAGGTGTTTTTGAAACTGATCCCGCAAAGTTACAACGCCAATTATTAAAAATGAACTATTTCCAAATGCTTAATGAAGAGACACATCCTCCACCTTCTACAAAACTATTATGGATGGCTCTACATGATGATAGAGAAGGAAACGCAAGAATAGCCTCCCTTCATGCAAGGGCTAGAGGAGAAGTTGCTGCTCTTCGTAATAAAGTATTGAAACCTTCTACAACTCTTCCTCGTGAACCTTATGATCCCTTAAAACCTATTATAACTGATAAACGTTATCAATTTAGGTACTGGCATTGGGCACATCCCGCTCTGCCCCCAGAAGAAATTAAACGATTGAAAGATTTAGGGTATTCTGATCTTAGAATTAGGTTTGAAACCAGAGAAAAGGTCTACGTGACAGATTGGTTAGATAAACCTACACCTCCTAAAGACTGGGGTAAATTTGATCCATATCGTGGACTTGATATAACTGACTTTGGTGTTGATAGACGGGAGGTTCCTACAACAAACATTTCTGGTATCCCTAATAAACGTTAAATCATCTTCTCCAAATGTGTGTAGGGAATGAAATACGTATCTGCCGGTTGGTTGTGGAAATCTCCTCTATCTCCCCTCTTATAATCATAATGTGCATACTTTGAAAACAAATCCTTATCATACTTCACTCTGAATAATCCATCTGTGTAATGAAAGAAGAACCAAAAATCCTTATCTTCATTGGCTGCAGCCATCTTAACCTTATTAGCACCAATTAGAGCCGTTGGATAAATATTATGCTTAATCCTTCTAGTCTTCACGTCTGCAAAGATATTAGAACCATTATCAAAATCATAAATACTCATACCCCCTCTATGGATCAATTTAGTTCCTAGAGATTTCTCTATCCGGGGAAGCACTTTCTCTTCATTTGCTGTTCCAAATGAATAGTCGGAAGCAAAGGTTACCATCTACTAAGTAAAAATATAATTGCTTAAGTATTTTTACCGCAACCTCTATTAAAAATGAAATGTAGAAGCATTATAGAATGGATGCCCCGGCTGTGATAGCTCCTAAGAAGACTAGAGGACGCAAGAAGAAGATTACAGAAGTCCCTACATTAGTTATTCAGCAAGGGAATTTTACTGTATCCTTCAAGTAATTACTTGACAACATAAGTATTCTGTTGCTCATCCACAGAGTGACCCATGGCCTCTGCATCTTTAGCCATATCATCCTTGACATCAGCATACTTGTCAGATAGGAAGATATGTCTTAACATCGAAGAACCTACATTTTTTCCAAATATGCGATTGAGTATACGTGTTATAGCATTGACTGCTCCAAGGGTCTCCCCTTTGGAAGAGACAAGAAACGGTACTGGTAACTTTAAACCTTTGACACCCTTGTAAAGAGGATTATGCTTCAAATAGATATTAATTACATTCATCAAATCATCTGGAAGATTTACAGTCTGCTCACCATATTTCTTTGCAGTCTTATACTTGTTAAAGATGAACTTCTTAGCATCTAGATCCAAATAGTTACTATCTTGGGGCATCTTCTCATCATGCTTCTTGACGACAAACATATTGAGATAGTCTTGGTTGCGACGAGGAGGCACACAGACATAGAGGGATAGCACTAGAAGCTGAAGGAGCTTCTCGTATTCACCGGAAGATACATTTTTATTGTTAGCAAAGGCTAAGACTTCCTTCATCAATTCATCCTTCTTCTCCACAATCTCCTTCCACTCAACCCAATTAGCCTTCTGCTTATCAGTCTTATCTCCATTTGCAGCATCCTTCATTTCCTTAGCCTTACCCATCATCTTCTCAAAGTAGAATTTGTAGGTAGACTTGTAGGTAGGCTTATCATTGTAGAAACTAAGACAACTAGTAATAGCAGCATAGAATGTCTTCTGAGTTGTCTCAGCATAAGTGCTTATCTTATTTACAATAGCATCTTTATTCTTTAAGAAAGCGAGGTTCTTAAAAGGCTTCTTATCATTTAGCGTCATCAACATCTTGATATAGACTGATGCCGTAGATGCAGCAACTCCCTTCTTCTCAGTAAGTAACTTGGACAACTCAGCAATGTAGTCGGACATTTATACTTATAGGATATACTTTTTTCCCGGTAAAATGCCGGGGTCAATTTTTAGAGTGAAGTGAATGTAGGGCAAAAAAAGGGGGTAGCAAAAAAAACTACTGGATTTCCTCAAATGTTGGGACGTAAAATAACAACCTAGGACATAAGAAACTACTGGATTTCTCCATTTAGGGAATTTGACCCCTAAAATCACCCAAAATAATGTAGGCAATGTAGGCTTCCTAGGTCATCCCTTCATTTGCCTACATTTCTCCCTACACTACCTTCTTGTGACGTAAATCCTCCCTCCTCTCTCTCTTTTATATCATTCTTATCTTTTAATGTAGTGTATGTATAGGAACTCAAGATGCGAGGGGTCAAAGAAACTACCCCCTTTTTAGGGTAGGTAGTTTTAAGAGAATAAAGAATAGTTTGAACGTCCCAACACAACATTCCCTACATTTTCTGAAGTCTATTAGATGGAGGCATTCTTATTGAAATCATTTCCAGATAACTACTCAGCCAATGTAGTGAAAATTCTACATTCCATGTCAATGAAAGGGTTCAAGGATTTGCATCTGGTAGGATCAGCGGCTATAAGAAGTCAGATTTATTCAGCAGATTATGATGCTATGGAGAATGTGAAGGCTAAATCAGTAGAGGAAGTTGTTGCATCTCTCAAGAAGATTATAAAAGAAGTAAGAGTAATCCCCGAATGTTACTTTGGAGATATCAAATGTGGAGAAGTTCCTCAATGGAATGTCTTCCGACCAAATGCTAATTATGACTTCTCAAGTAATAAGATTGTAGACTTTAACATCAAGGAGAGCCAGACAAAGGTAGATAATCTAAGGAAGGCCAAGGTAATCACAGAAGAGGAGGCTAAGATAGGATTAGCATTATTAGAGAAAGCCACAGCACCTTTTGAATTCTTAGAAGCTAAGAAACTCATTAGATGGCATATTTTAAGATGGAAACCATCACAAATTCTAGAAGGTGTTCAGCATTATAGAGGGCATACATTTACATTAGAAGATGCAGTTCAATCTGGAGGAATGATTAAGACAGATGTTATAGCTAATATTCGTGATAGGTTTACTGAATTCTCCATGATTTACTCAGTCTTTATAAAAGGTAAACGAGTAACCCCTAAGGATCCACCTATTATAAATTCATTAATGGAAGATATTCTGTATTACAATAAAATCAATCCATTCAAGGCTCTTAAACGCAGTTTTGCTCTTATAAAACAAAATAAGAATGTTAAAGATGCTGCAGTCTTAGTGCCCATTTTGAATTCAGATCTAGGTCGCCTCTATCAAATCATAGCAGACCTAAAGACACTAGAGGATTTATTAAATCGCCCAGAACATCCAATCAAGGAGATTAAGTTACAGATTGAGGAAATGAAAGTGAGGATGGGTAATATCTATCAACTAAAGGATTTCCTACGTCATGAACATGACATAATGGGCTCTATAACTTCTATGTTGCGAATGGGAGAGGGGCATTTGAAGAATAGGATAGCAGTCTTGATTGATAGTTTGCAGAAGATTTTGAACCATGGGACGCTAAAGTTTGCTAAAGGAGTAACAAAGTTGCTCGATAAAGTAAAATTGTGAGCCTAAGAAGTAATAAAGCAAAAGAAGCCCGTAAAACATCTTTGTAAAAAAGTCCAAAAAACCTTCAAATCATTTTAAATTACAGCCAAATAACCCGGTTTTTATAAGTCTTTCACGGTTTATTTAAAATCTTAATTACATGTATAAGAAAATGCCCACACTTTCATTCAAAGAGGACAAAAAAGCCCGGCCAGTAGCCATTGTTAAGGGTGGAGAAGAGGATGGAGAGATCCTTTATTTACATGAGGAGGACATGAAAAACACTCGTAAAGGAGGTATTAACCCTAATAAGTATGCAACAGAGTTACGCTCTTTAAAGCCAGTCGACCGCACAAGATTACTAGTTCGATTGGAAGAAGCCAAAGCCAAAGGATTGGAACCAGATCAGCTGATAGGAGAGAGTGCTATAGGAAGGCAATTGTATGAAAGGGTTCTTTCTGATGAAACATCCTCCAAGGATATCACATTAGAAAGTGGCTCATTTGAATTGATCCCTAGTCCAGATCCTAAGAAGAGGGAAGTATGGTATATTGCCGGAGCATCTGGATCTGGTAAGTCTTATGTTGCAAAAGGATTAGGAGAATACTATCAGAAACTCTTTCCCGACAGACATGTATACTTAGTTAGTAAACTAGCGGAAGACAGTGGAACTCTGGATAAGATGAAGCCCCCAGCAAAACGTATTAAAATTCAAAGTCTCATAGATGATTTCCCAGATTTAGATGAATTCAAAGACTGTATGATTATATTTGATGACTATGATACATTTACTGGCGAAGCAGAAAAAGTTGTACACAAGTTAATAGATGATCTTGCGACTATGGGGCGTCATACTAATACTACTATGCTCTGTTTATCACATTACCTTACTAACTACAAAAAAACCCGTCTCTTACTTAACGAAGCTACACACCTCGTCCTCTACCCCATGGCCACTTCCTTCCACGCCCTCTCCTATCTCCTCAAAACGCATGTTGGAATGTCAAAAGATGATGTTAGAGATTTGCGGAAAATGGGACGCTGGGTATGTGTCGCAAAGAACTACCCCCAATACCTCATAGCAGCAGAACATGCTAGAATGCTTATACGGGATTAATAGGCTTAGGCATTCCGGCATATTTAATAGATGCAAAGGCTGACCTTATCTTTTCTAAGAATGCTTCAGCCCCAGATTGCCCATATACTGATAATACAGCGGCTGGTAACTCATTTGAATAAAAAGAAGGAGGGAGGCTTTCTCCTTGCACTTTGTTTTCCATAAAGTTATTCAACCACACCATATCAGATGTCCCAAGATTTTTATCATTCAAAATCTTCTTCGTAGTTCCAAGAGAGATAGGAAATTTCTGTTTTGGTATTACTTCATCCTTAGTCTTCTTCTCTTTTTGGTCTTTCCTTAGGGGACTGCCGAAATTCATTCTACAATCTGTTTACAAATAAATCTAAATATCTAACATATATAGAATGTCAGTCTATCGTTATGCTGGAATTTGGGATAATGAGACAACTTACTATGTCAATAACATAGTAGTCAGTAATAACTTGGCTTATGTGGCTAAGGAGACTGTGACTGGAGGAGGAGAACCTTCTACTAATTTAACCCAATGGACTTATCTACCGGCTGGACAACAGACTGCAGCCACATTTCCAGTTATCGATGGTAATGTTTCTCTTAGTGTCAATGGAACCTCTGATTTAGTAATAACAGCTGGATCTTCTAATGTCCAAGTGACATCACCTTTATTGGTTAGTGGCTTATTCAATAATGCTGGTAATGACCCTCCCCCTAATTCTGGTGATGTGCTAAAATGGAGTGGACAACACATTGAATGGGAAACACCTACAGCAACTTCTTCTGTATTTCCAGTGCAGTCTAGTGATAGCAATATAAGTCTTTCAGTAAGTGGAAGTAATCTCAATATAACAAATAGTAATGCGGGAGGTAATATTTCATTAAGTACTGAAGGCAATACTTACGTACAGATTGGCTCTCAGAGTTCAGCTATTCGTTTAGGTGATTTAAATCCCAGTTCTCCCGATCTACCTAGTATAGTCCTAAATGATGCTGCTACGACGATTAATGGAACTAACATGGCCAATAATGTGTCTATCTGGAACCCAGTTGGTGGGACATACATAGGAGCGGCTAGTAATGTAAATATAACAAATGGCTCTCTTCTTGTTAATAAATTGAATAATGCCTCGAATAGTCCCGCACCTACAAATGGTCAAGTGCTGACGTGGAGTGGTGTAGATGCCTCTGCAAAAATCACATGGGCTACTCTTGCTGGTCAAAATTCTACTTATTTCAAACAAGATGCTGGAAGTTTAACATGGTCAACAGTAGGATCTTATTTTTATACTAAATTCGCTGTTCCAGCTTACGGAACTACAACCGTAACGTCCAACGCTGCCCCCCAAGTAACCTTGGGAGCCGCCAATAGCTCTAATGCTCCTACTTCTGGAGATGCTGACAACTGGATTAACTGTTGGATAGCTAATTCATATGCTTTTAATGATGCGGCCAACTCAAATGCATATTCCTTGTATGTAACAGCCGCTGCAAATCCTACTGGACTTTCAAATGTATTAATGAATGTATTTATTCCTAGTCCTTAAACAAAATGTCCAAAAACAAGGGTAACATTATCATTAATAGGTTTACTTACAAAAGATCTAAATTTAGTCTTAGGAATAATACGAAATCTATAACTATCTCCAGTTTCTCTAACATAACGTTTCTTATTTGATCTAGTAAGATGTGCTGCTATTCGACGAGCTTCAACCAATGAAATTGGCTTTTTAACAACTATAGCATGAAGATGCAAGTGTTCCATTATATTATTACTATATATTATAATGGACAACGAAACTTCCGGGATTATAGCCATCATAGGGCTTGTTATAAGTGTGGGTGGATCAGTTCTAGCGATTGTCAATCACAAGAGACTACGTAGCACTTGCTGTGGTAAGAAGATAGAGGCTTCTATTGATATAGAAGAGACAACCCCTCCTACATCTCTACCTCCTAAAATTACTTCAGATGTATAGATGGAACAAGCCAGAGAATATTCATTATCAGACGATGACATTCGTAAGTTACTGGGTGAGGATATTAAGATAACACCGTATTCTGATTTAGCAAACGTTAATAACATTAATGAACTTTTTGATAGGAAAGGACGAGCAATTCTCTTTTTTCCACAAGAGAATGAACGAGTGGGACATTGGTGTGCTATGATTAAAGAAGGTAGAGATATTGAGTTTTTTGATCCCTATGGTGAAGAGCCAGATGCACAGAAAGGAGGACTTAGCAAGGGTAAACTAGAACAGTTGCACATGGATCACCCGGATTTAACAAACTTACTATTAAATTCCGGAGCAAGGGTTATATTTAATAAGGTGCAGCTTCAGAAGCTTTCTAATCACGTTCAGACTTGTGGCCGTCATTGTGTTTGTCGTCTTCTTTATGCTAGGTATCCTATACAGCGTTATAGAGATATAATACGCCGCTCTGGCCTTTCTCCCGACGATTTTGTTATAAAGTCAACCTATGATTACTTAGGAAAGTAAAATATCATTTTGTATTATAGAAGATGTCCTCGTTTCGATCAATCGTAGATGGTGGAGCAGATAGCGACATGATTTATTATAACGCTATCATTACTTCAACTAGAACAGCAGATGTAGGAAATATTCTACCCCCAGCAACTATTAGATTTAATGAAACCCGAGATGCACCCATAGTAAGAGATGCCTCACAGTATTACTTCTCTATTATTCGTTTTGCTATGAATGGTATTGGTAAGAACTTACCTCTCTTTATACCTTTAATTCAGACAAATGGGTATACATTTCAGAACCAGAGTGACCCTAATCTAACTATTTACTATGTTTCTATAGCATACCAGCAGACATGGAATTACACAGATGTAAATGGAGTTGCTCAGACAAAGACTTTTACTATAACCCCTCCTTCTGTTCCTATTGAGTATATTTCAGAGACACAGAACAATATTGCAGCTCCAACACCTTCACCTCCGGTTGGAGGAATTACAAAGCAAGACTTGTCTACTAGATATTATTGGGTCTACACTTACAAGCACTGGACAAGATTAGTTAATAATTCATTGACAGCAGCAACGAATGTAGTGTATTCACTCTTTCAAGATGCTTGGACTAACGATCCAGATATTGACCAAGTGGCTTCTCCTTTCCCTTTTCCTACTCCCGAAAGTTGGGCTTCTTTTGTGGCTCCTCCCTTTGTGAAGTATGATGAAGACAGTCAATTATTCTCTATTTATGCTGATACAAGGAATTTCAACATTAGCGGTAAAGTAACGGGAATAGCCACCAGCCCTTATCCTCCCTTTAATGTTCCAGAAGGAACTCAGCAATCTATTCCCCTTTTCACTCCTACCGCCTTTGTTGCAAATGATCCTCCTTCTCCGGCATCTCAGCCCTATTTCCGTCTCTTCTTCAATGACAATCTCTTTGGTCTAATGTCTAATTTCAATAACACATATTTGGGTCTCAGTGGAGCTGGATCTCTTTATTGGCCATTGTCTACAACACCAATTCCAGTACAACAAGTCCCTTCCTCAAGTACTGTCTTGAAGTGGCTCTATACTAATGAAATTCTCTTTGAAAATCAATTGTATACTAATATTTTGAACAACAACCCGACACTCCAGAACATGAATTCATTACCTCCTCCTAACTACAATCCCCTCTTTCTAATCCCGGCTGATAACCAAAATCTCTATTGGATCGCTAAACAAGATTATTGCTCTACCGGCTCTCTCTGGTCTCCAGTCTCATCTATAGTTTTTACATCAGCCTTACTTCCTTTGAAAAAGGAATATACAGCAACTCCTATTACTCTGGATAATACGAATGCTACAAAGTCTACGAATTCTCCAAGTGCATTTGAACCTATCATTACTGACATAGTGATTGATCAAGCGGTAGAGAAGGCACAAGGATGGCGTGACTTCTTTTTGTATGAACCTACTGCTGAATATAAATTAACTTCTATGACAGCCTCCCACGATGAGATAAGAAACATTGATATCCAAGTCTTCTGGAAATATCGCCTAACTGGTGAATTAATTCCCCTATCAATGTTTAATACTTCCGATGTGAGTGTTAAAATTATGTTCCGCAAAATTGATTTTCGCTCTTAATCTTTTTTATCCACATGAAGTATAACAATGAGTGCTGACATTGAGAAGTTGGCTGTTTTCGACGACCGCATCGTTCAGACCCGCCCTAGATATGCAGTAGAGAAGGGTGCTTTGTCTCTAACAAACTCTCCCTTTAGTGCTATTTCTCAGACGCAGTCTCAGCATACCTATAATATTTACGTTCCCAGTGAAAACGTATACGTAGCTCGTGACATGGACTGGGCATCTACTGTCTTTCTAGGACTAAACGTAATCCTAAACGACAGTGCTGGTGGCCAGTTCCCGGCTGGTCAGCCCCTTTTTGATTTTGGTGTGGATGGCTCTCTAGCTGCTTTCCCTCTAAACTCTCTTTGTGCTACCATGACTTCCACTATTAACGATACCACTGTAACTATCAACTCCCAAGATGTGCTAACGGAGGTTATGCGTCTAACTGATTACAAGTCTAACCGTCTCCAGAGGACTACTCCTACTATGATGGACAAGTATCAGCAGAACTCTGATGCCCTTAATGCGAATAACGATCCTATTGCTGCATACAGTAACTCTGGTTATGATTATGAGGCAATTCCTAACGGAGCATGGAACAATGTAGTATACACTGACCCCCAAGGCAGCCCCCTTGTTGGAACTCAATCACCCGCTTATACATTCAATGGCTATGCTGTAAATACCATTAACGGTGTCCCCGTTTCCACTGTTCAAGATGCTAGTGGAAATCCCTACGTCAATGGTGTTGCGACTGTCTTCTTCAAGTTCCGTGTGTCCGAGAAGCTCACTCTCTCTCCCTTTGTGTTTGCTGAGGAATACGCTTGTGACACTGGTCTCTTCGGCATTAACAACATTCAGCTTGTGATGAACATGCGTGATCCTTCTCGTGCTCTCCGTGTGCGTGACAAAGTTGTTGGAACCACCCAAAAGCTCTACTACAGTGGCCAAGCCCAATCAACGGCTGGTGTTCTAAGTCTAACTCCTAACACTTGGTCTTCTGGTGTCTTCTATAACACCAATGCTGGACGTGGTGTTTTCAACGACAGTCTTGTAAATGTGCAGTTCCTAACTCCTTCTTTGGACATCCCTCTACCTCCTAAGTCCGTTGTTCCCTACATGGAGTTCCCTCGTTACATTACTCAGCCCCAGAATGTGCAGATGGCTGCTGGAGCCGTTCAGCAGCTTCAGTCTCAGACAATTACTCTCCCTCAGATCCCCGACTTGCTCATCATTTACGTAAAGGCTATTGCGGATCCTAGTGTAAGCAATCAAGATAAGACTTTGGATCCTAGTCTTCCCCAGTATGGTTCAGCCTATCTACCCGTTGCGACTTCTATTGATGGTACTCGTGCAGTTAACCCCTTGTCAATTAACTTTGATAACTTCTCCGGTCTCCTCTCTTCTCACACTTCTGAACAGCTCTACCACATGTCCGTTAAGAACGGTTTGGAGATGGACTGGAATACATGGGCTGGTCAAGCCCGTGTTCCCTCTTCTGCTTCTTCTCTTGGTGGAGTGGTGCCTACGGTTGGTGGTTTCCTAGTGTTGAAGCCTTCTCAAGACTTGACCCTCCAGTCTGGCCAAGCCCCTTCTTTGGTTGGTAACTTCACTCTCCAGTTCAACTTACAAGTCCGCAACTCCTTCCCCTTCTCTGTGCAGCCTCAGATTTATGTGATTACGGCAAACAGTGGCTTCTTCGAGAGTATCCGTGGATCTTCTCGTATCATCAAGGGTGTGCTCTCTGAGCAAGACATTATTTCCGCTCCTCTTGCCCCTACCGGCACAAGGCAGAGCTTGGCTCGCATGATTGGTGGAAAGGTAATGGCTTTGGCTAACCGTCTTGGAATGGTAAAGAGTGGTGAACAGCATGAGAGGAGGGAAGGGCATGAAAGTGGAGCAAGGCACCGTGGAGGAGCTGCTCCTTCTGCAGTCATGCGTGGACTTTCTAATCGCTTGATGTAAGTTTAAACATTTTAATTTTTATTTTCAGATACAACAATTGTCTCCGAAAATAAAAGATGAGTTATTAGTATAAATGTCTGTTAACAGTCTAGCGAACCCTTTGAGTTCATTGGCCTTACAGCCCCGCACGTTGAACTTTCCTACAAACGGTGTTACAAACAAACCTTATTGGGATGCAAATGAGCAGTATTACAAGAATGACGTGGTTATTTCTCCCGTTGACCAAGCAGCGTATGTATGGCTAGGAGAGACTACTATAGATGTTGCTTCTGCAGCTTCAAATACCATTATGGGTGGACATGATCCTTCAGCCCAAGATGGTTGGTGGTATTCTCTTTCAGCTCTTGGTGTCCCGGCTTCTAGTAAGCAGACTACTCTTGCTGTAACTGTAACCAATGGAGCTGCACAAGCCGCTAAGACGGTAGCAGCAGCAGCTACTCTAACGGCTCAGCAAGGTTCTACATGGCTTGTCAACTGGTCAGCCACTTTGACCCCCGCTGGTGCATGGACTGCTCCCGATTATACTAACTTTACTTTTACAGCGTCTGGAACTGGAGCTTCTGCACCCGTTGTAGTCATGGCTCAACCAGCTGTTAATGCTGTTCTAACCACAGCACCCGTTGGAGTAAGTGGTTCCGCTGTATTAACACTTGGAACGGCAACAGATCCCGCAACTTTACAAACAATCACTCCTTCTATCATCAGCCCTTCTTCTTCTCAAGTTGTGTCTGTTAGTGCGTTCAATGTTCTCTACACTCTTGTAACTCCCGCTGCTGTAGCATAAAAAATATAACACTTATAGTAATGAGTGTCCTTGGATTACAAACACCATTTGATAGATTGAGTATTCTCAAAACTCCCATGAATTGGCGTGGAGATTGGGTATCCGGCTCTAACTATCTCTTAAATGATGTTGTGGTGTCCCCTACAAATTCTGGGGCTTATATTTTAACTGGAGCAATAGCATTAGTTTCTACAACTGATCCTATTAGTTCAGCAGATTGGACAGAAGTGTCTGCAACTTCTGTAGGTGTAGACAGTATCAGTGGTGGTGCTGGGATTATAGTGGATAATATGTTACCTAGAAATCCAGTAATTACTAATGATGGAATTTTAACTGTTCAAGGGGGCACAAGTATTGATGTAGATAATACAGATCCTCATAATCCCATTATAAACTCTACAGCTATTGGGTCTCTAAATCAAGGTGCGGGAATACAGATTAACAATTCAGACCCAATAAATCCAGTTGTTTCAAATTCTGGAGTGCTTTCTTTGACTGCATCAACTGGTGTTTCAGTATCATCTCAAACTGGGAATATAACAGTTAATAACACTGGACTTCTTAGTGTTATAGCGGCTGCTGGAATTGCTGTGTCTTCTGCAGCTGGAGATGTAACAATAACCAATGCTGGAGTGGCTTCTTTATCAGCTGGACAAGGTATACAGATAATAGGCACTCAAAATCCTACAGTCAATAATACTGGAGTTATAAGCATAGCTCCAGCTGATGGAACTATCACAGTAGGAGGGACAGCACAAGATGTTATCTTATCAGCAACAGTAAGCAGAGTTTCTTACTTGTATCTAAGCGGTGATTTTTTAGTTGGTTCTGGGACTAACATTCCATCCGGTGGAACTGGTAAGCTTCTTTACAACCAACCCGCTGTACCTAACTTAGTTACTAACTTAATGTTGAATGGAGATGCAGCTAATCCAAATTCTATTTTTCTTTTTGATTTAACAAGTGTTAGTTTATCTTTTAATTTTGCGGTTCCTATAGTTAATAATGAAAGTTTTTCTGTGAGTTTTGTTGATACAGTCACAACACCCGGCACAACGTATACTTATGTGGCTACTGTTCCAAATGGAGGCTTTTTTATTCCAACAGCTATAACGGGTGTCAGTTTTCCAGTGGTAACTAATGTAGGAACATGTTATTTCAATATAGCGGCTGCAAGAACTATTGGTTTAAGAGTAATATCTGCTATTCAAATTACAAATCTAACTACTTCTGCTATGAATATTATAGGGTCTAATAATGTCTTGGCTCAGTATTTTCCTATAGGGTTAGAATAGATGGCTGTCAATACTCTACAAGATCCATTGATTAAATTGGATAATCTCCCTACAACTATGAAATGGGGTGGTGAATGGTCTTCAGAATTACAGTATTACAAAAATGACTTAACAATATCACCAGTAGATTTTGGGTCTTATATATTATCTGCATCAGCTTATAAAGGAGGAGCCGATCCATCAAGATCTGAAGTATGGACTTTTGTAGGTGCATCTTCTGGAGGGGTTGAGAATATTCGTAAGGGTGTAGGGATAGATTTATCTGGATCTGCAACCCAACCAGTAATTATAAATAGTGGAGTAAGAGAAATCCAGTATGGAACTAATATCCAAAATGCTGGGACAACCCAAGATGTAGTTTTAGATACTTCATCAATAGCTACGATAACGGGTATCCTAGGTATTGGTATTACTAATTTATCTACTATAACTAATCTTGGAGTAACAACTCTTGATGGGGCTGGATTTGATTTCAATTCCCCTACTGGACAAGTAACTATGTCGAATACTGGAGTTATGTCTCTAAGATCTTCTGATAATCTTCTTCAAATAACACCGGGACAAAATCCAGTTATATTAAACAAGGGTCTTCTCTCTATCGTTGATGGAACAGCAATCACAAATGTCTCTACAACACCTTATCAGTATCAACTTCAAAATGATGGTGTTAGAACAATAACGTATCCTTCTAATACTATTAATAATGTTGGTGATATTCATACTCAAAGGCTTACTGCAGCAAATTGTCATGTATGTCAAGTTTGGAGCACTACGGGTGCTATGACACCAAACCCAATTCCTTTCAATACAAATGATGGTTCTGTTCTTCAAATAACTCAGACACCTAATACCCTATGGGCTAATTGCTTGGCTAATGGAGTTCCTTATTCAAGTGGTGTGTTTGAATTGGATATGACGGGTATTGTATTTTATGCATCAGCTGTGGGAGCAGCCCAAACAAGAATAACTTATTATTTATTAGATGGAAATACTCAATTCTTATTGGGAACTGATAAACATTTATATGTAAGGAATGATACAACGAATACTTATACATTAGGTAAAGTCTTAATAGATTTACAGAAAGTAAGGGCTGCTGGAATAAGACAGTTAACGGGGTTTCGTTTAATTTTTAGAACTATTCAAGCTAAAAACCCAAAACTTTCTTATATTCAAGGAGGTAAGGGATTGGCTGTGTTTTCTCCTTTAGGAGTAGTTTAATATGCTCCTCCAATAAAGGTACTCAATTTATGTTTCTCTAATGCATCATAAAAAGGTATAGTTTGATTAAAGAGCATTCCCCACATGCTCTTACTGTATCTACGAACTTCTACACCGGGAATTCTGTGACCAAAGAGTTTATATAAGAAATCACCTTCATGATAGATCCGACGATGTAGGGGGTTACCTCCTAAATCTTGGGGTTGCACTAGAGGATTATATGATACAGCAATCTCTATCAAATGGGCTTTTAAGAAGACATCCAAAATAGCACCTCCTAAACTATGACCTACTCCCATGTATCTGTAATTTGGATAAGCCCTTTTGAAATTAATCATGAAATCTAAATCTCTCCTTAGTCTATTTGAATTTGTTAATTGTCCATGTAAGGCCTCTATATCAGCTTGAATATCATCTTTACTTGTCATTTCAGTGCCTCTTACAGCAACAACAGCCTTGTCTCCTTCAAGGTATACTTTTATAGTAGGGGTTGATGCAACAAGTTGAAAGTTACCTATACTCGTAGGCGGATTATTATAATAAGTAGCTTGAGCCATTTGCTGAAGAAGAGATAAAGGTATAGACATCTATATTACAAATGAAATTTATCTTTGACATCTTCAATAGACGCTTTCAAATCGGGCAAATTCCACAATACCCACCTCGACCAGAAGCCCGCTGTGAGCGGATCTGACCAGTCTTCTCTCTTTTTATGACGTATAAGATATCTCTCTTTTCTGGCTTCATCATGGTGCTGGGTAAAATCAGAATATCCTTTGGCTCCAAAGTGAACTATGTGTTGGTGACCATTCTCTTCTAAAATGGCTGCAAACTTCTTACCCTTAGCCGTAGAATGATGGATAGAGATAAGTTTAAGAGACTGATTTCTACCACCTCCTCTTAAATCATTATCGTGTTTAGGATTTCCATCTAAAAAACTATAAACTCTAGCATAAGCCCATTGCTCTTTTGATAGTTTGAATTTCATAGGTGCATTTACACCTTTGACATAAGATCCTCTAAGGCGAACAGAGGAAGGTTGTGTTTTATAAGCCCCAATACCCCTATTGTAGACTTCTTGAAGTATATGAAGAGGCACATGTGATATTTTACTTAGTTGTTTTAATGAATAAGACTTATCTTCTAAGTTATATTCATTAAGAAAATGTTCTCTATGTGTCATTCTATCTATATATATAAATTAGTTATCTATGAACTATACGATCATAAATCATCTTGATATTATTCTCAGATCCTTGGGTGAATGTGTAAGCTACAGCCATTCCATACCACTTGTAAACCTTACACATATACATTCCAGTTAATCCATATCCAGCTTGATTGAGAACTTCCAATCTCTTAGGAGTTAATTTACCTTCTAAAAGCAAATATGAAATCACACGTGGCTTTAGTTCTATCGATTTCTTGATGACAGCATCCATAATGCTATAAGGAGGATTGGAACATATAACATCTACTGGTTTATCATATACAAAAAAATCTAATCCTTTTGATATCTCTGTAAAGTCACGTTGTTCCTTAGGAACTGGAAAGTTATCATAATAAATACCCTCGCCGTAGAATGGATCTAGCCATCGATCAGTTGGAAGAGTTGCTATCGAGTTTATATGAGTAGTAGCTACAGCAAGAGGTGTATAAAAAACATCTTTTGCTACATCTCTATGTTTGATACTATGAGATATTGACGTATTCATTCTATTTTACTTATACATTTTTTGAATAAAGCATACCCGAAGAAGTTCTGCGGGTTTTGAGTTTATCCCTTAGGAACCTTACAAGAGCTTTGCAGAATGAATTAGAATTAGGAATGAATTGTAAATCGTTCTCAATACAATAATCAGTATACTTCTTGTATAAATCAGAAGTGGAGCATTCCTCACCATTCCAAGCCTCAATAAACTTATCTTCTGATGACTTGCGACTATCAAGGACTGCTTCTTGGTATTCATTCTCTGGAAGCTTACGAACATCAAATCCTTGCAAATCCTTCTCTAGTAACATCTTAGCTACTGCACGACCAAAGGCATTGTTGAACATAGTATCTCTTATCTTGTTCCAGTAGTCCCTATCTCCCTTCTTCTCTGATGAGCAAGGAATAATCACAAATCTCCTCTCACCATTGGAAGTCTCTACGGGACAAGTTCCATTAGTTGTCATTACAAATCTAGTAAAGTTCTCTGCTTTGATTGACTTAGCATTCTTAGGATTGAAAGTAAGAGATGAGCCAGTGATACGGCCTTTTAGAATATTAGCATTTTCCATACAGATTTTACTATCGGCTTCTTCCAATTTGATAAGGAACTTATTCATTAGATTGGTATCATGCTTTTCAAAGAACATCTTAGTATCCGTGTAATTGAAGGAGTAGATTTGACCAATGACAAACTCCATGAAGAAGTCCCAGAGGGTATCCTTGCCTACACCCTTGGAACCAGTGAAGATAAGTCCAACACCGGGTAAGTCAAAAGGCTTCTGCATCAAATGGGCTAACCAGTTTAGAGTGTAATCAATAAGAGGTTGCTTGTGAGAACAGACTATAGATACTAATTCATTGAAGAGAGAGATGTCTACATCTGAAATCTCACCCTTTTGATACTGTAACTGGATTGGGATTGTAAAGATCTCTGGGTTCTCAGAAGGAGCCATAGACAATCCTTTAATGACACGGCGTGTAGGGTCAGTCCTCCACAAATCAAAGAAGGGGATATAATCCTCTAGACGCTCAGACTTCCTAAATATCCACTTGGATGAGTAATAAGCATTAGCATGTTTGGCTGACATGTGGAGGGGGGTCTTGCCCAATTCATACTCACAATACTCATCAGTGGGTGCATAGTAGAAGTTAGTCATCTCGAACTCTCGTTTCATTGTAGTGTAGTCAGTCATGGCTACACCCTTGTAGGTATCATTGGAAGTTTGGGATGCTTCGAATTCTGAGAATGTAATGAAAGGCTTATTGATAATACTTACTTCATAACCAGAGTTCTCTAGTATACGAGCCTCACAGTTCCTCAATGATGCTTCTAAGTCAACACCATCACGAATGCGAACCATGACACCATCATAGCAGAATACATCTACTGACCAACCATCTGCTTCTAGAGCATCAGTCATGGAGAACATACAGTTTCTCTCCTCAGTCTGGAGTATAGCACTTAGGAAGGTTCCATAGATACCAGTTACTGATTTCTTCTCCCACTCTTTCAATTCCTTGTGTGCCTTACAAGCTGCAAACAGAGGAGCATACATTTCCTTTGTGGAAAGTGTCTTAGTAAACTCACGTATCTCCTTGGCCATGGGTTCTAAGAATGCCACGTCAGCTTTACCACCATAAAGGATCTTGATGATAGCAGTCTTAGCATCATCACGGTTAGGAGAGATCTTGGCTAGATAAGCATCTCTGTTCTTCACATACTTCTCTAGTTCTGGTAAGTCAACATTGAAGCTATTCCTAGCAAACTGCACAAGGATAACTGGATGACAATTTACAATATCAATATCATAATAGAATTCCTTACACAATACACCCCTACACTCCTTCTCCATTCTCTCCAATGATCCAGCAGAGCCATAGAGCCTTCCATAACCAAGCTCACCAATAGCACTCTTAGATAGTTTATAAGTAACGGTATTCTGACATTGTAAAGATCCCTTCTTGCGATTGTTCCATAAAGTATTAACGGCGGCATTTACATTCTTATCTAGTTTACCCCTCATGTCGTATAGGAACCCAGCACCACTGCGACTAAACAACTGCACACGATCAATAATAGGAGAAGTTATATTACTACTATCGGAAACCATCTCTATACCCTAGGAAGAGAAAAAACTTCCACTCAATTTTACGGGCTCGGGGATTTTTTTTACCAAGTCCGGGGACATTTTTACCGGAAATTGATTTTTTATATTGAAGTAATGAATTTTACTGCTATTATATTACCGGGAAATACCTAAAACCATATTTACCAGTAATAAAAATATTTTTATTACTGGTAAAAACCATATTTAGACTTTACTTGTAATATAATAGCCGTAAATATGAGTTATTTATACTTTTTTACATATATTTACCTATATATTTACTTATTATATATAGATGCCGGGGCTTAATGTTGATAAATTGATAGATTTACTTAATGATATCCAGATGGAGTTATATGCAGCTTGGGAGATAAGTAAGAACCATGACCTAACTGAGATTATAGAACGAGAACGTTCCCGGATTTTCAATATCATCCAGACACTGGAATATTATAGAGACAATAAGTAGAATGGCCGGTGCAGTAAAAGTAAGTCTTGATTGGATCAAAAGTATTATTCATATCCTTAAGACCACTAAGTATAACATAGAAGGAGTTGAGATTGAAACCTTTGATTTAGGTAAAGCCACTATACTACTGAATAGCATCAGTAATATACAAAGCGTTGTTCAGTCACTAGAGAAGATTAAGAATGACCCGGAGAAGTATTCATACTCGAATTAATAAGTAATAATAACTCTAATATATTCTGTTCTTCTCTAGAACCTCCTTCTAAATGCATATTAGCATACAAAGCCCTCATCTGTGCCTTTGCCTTTTCTAACGGCAAAGGCTCTTTTGATTTCTTAGTTCCATCTTCAGCTACAACCCAATATAAGTCCTTTCCTCTTGCTTTACGAAGTTTATAAGGCATCTAATAACCATTTACATGTTCTTTCACTATGTTAATGATCTTAGCTTGAACGTTCTTAACTAGACTATCCGCTCTAGGAGTATACACACCCCATTCACTAGGTAGTGTTGACGCTAGTTGTCTTAAAGAAGCTACTGTTCTGTAATCTTCACGCAACTTCTCTCGTGTTGATGGAAATCCGGGAGGTAATTTAGTAGGTGCTTTAGTATGTGCTTTTGGAGGTGCTGCTGGAGGTGCTGGAGGTGCTGCACCTTGAGGTTGATACATGATTGTAGGCATCTCTGGAGGTCTCTGTGTTGATTGTAAACGTTTAGGAGCTATGTCACCCTTGTTCTTTGTAATATATCCAGCAAAGGCTTGAATAGGTGTCTGTTCCATGCCTCTAGCTATCTCAGCTGGTGTGAAGCCCCTTTGTTCTAGTGCAGAAGCTACTTCTTCTACAAATGTATCTGGAGACTGATAATTCGCATTAATAATGTCATCAATACTACCTCCTCCACCTATCCCGGCCAACAAATCCTCTACTACACTATCTACAGCATCTTTCAATTTAGTTCCATCTACTGGCTCTGCTATTGCTGTCTGGTCTACACCAGAGTAAGTTAGAGGTGCTACAATATCAGAAGGTCTCTGTGTATTTGCTTCTCCAAAATAACCAACGTTTTGGAAACTTCCTCTATCACGTCCATAAGCCGCTTGATTTGGATCTCCCACACCAGCTAGGGGCTGTCTAGGAACTCCATCTTGCTCAGTGTCTTCACGAGTTCTCTGTATCGTAGAAAAGTTTCCATTGTCCATTCCTAATGATGGATTGAATGTGTCATTCAAGTTCTGCACTGCTTGATTGACCCTCTGGTTTCCAAGAGCAGCCTTAGCCAATATCTGTCTATCATTGCTCTTTGTCATGAAATTCATAAATCCCAATCCCTTAATCAAAGAATTAGATAGTGTCAATCTTTCTTGTGGTGACATATAGACATTCTCCAACATATTGGTTACATACTGACGCATACTTTCCAAATAGATACTCAATGTCTCTACATAAGCAGCATCTGAGGCTGCTGACACAAATTCTGGGTCATTGCTTGTTGCTTCTCTTATAGAATATGTTAGTAAATCCAAAGTAGGTATGATATCATTGAAATCCTCCCTTGTTGCTGTGGGAGCAAATTGAAAGAGAAGCTTCAATGTATCCTTTAGATTTTCAAATGTAAACTTGGAGTAATCTCCTTGAACAATTGCATCTTGGAGACTACGTAGGTAAGTAAAGAAGTCTACCTTAGAGTTTGATCCTTGTCTTGTATTATCAGAGACAGAGAAAGGCTGTCCAGAAGGCACTGTATATCCTTGAGCCAATGCATTCATACGATTGAGTTCTTCAATACGGTTCTGTAATCTAGCATTGTAGAAATCTCGTCCTTCTACTGTTACTGCTCCTCCCATCATTGAATAGTTCCCAGAACCACTTTCCACTAGTTTGAAAGGAGCCTCTGGTGCTGAATTACCCCTTCTTGCTGACTGAAGTTCCGTAGCACCCACAGAAGGGTTAGCATATACACGCTGCCCCAATACTGGCTTTGGTAAATGGAAGTTATGGACACCAGTTAACAATTTCCTCTCTGCAGACAATTTGTTCTGGATACCATTCATAACAGATTGGTTAGCATCTGCTTGTTTCTGGCTATGATAGTTATTCTGGAATGTGTCACCCATCATGATAGGCATAGGGTAAGATGTCTCAGTTGGAAAATAACTCAATCCTTTTGCTGACATTTCATAAAAACGCATGAATGTGCGTGGAAAGGTTAACTGAACTCCCAAGCCACCGCCGGGTTTCTTAGTTGCAACAGCAGCCATTATATATTAAGTGAATATAAAAAGATATGACGATTTTATTGTCATCTATTTTTTATACTTTTACTTGGGCTTTACTTACAACAGATCTAGGAGGTGCTGTTAGTATTTGCTTGAGTGTAGGTTGGTTCTGTGCAACACGCTGTTGAGCTAGTTGCTGGGCTTGTTGAACCGCATTAGCCCTTTGTTGCTGCTGGACTATCTCTGCTTGTGTTCGCTGTTGAAGATTAGTCTGAGCATCTTGGACTTGTTGCTGCTGTAGAGATTGTTGCTGTTGCTGGGCTTGTTGTTGTAATTGCTGTTGCTGAGCCATTACATTAGTTCTTTGTGCTATTGCTCCCGTTACATCAGTTACCATTTTATTCAAATTAGCATTAGCTGCTTGACTAGCTTGAGTTAAATCAGCAGTTCGTCCTTGGATTATCTGCGTCTGTTTCTGAATTGATTGTAACATTTTTTGACTTCTAGCAGCATTTTGAACTTGAGCAATTCCTTGTTCTGCTAAACTTGTTCCTATAGCCCTATTTGTTACATCAGTTGTAAAAGCGTTCCAATTCATTTGTGTCTGGGGTGTGTGACTTGCTACTAATCTTTGTGCTTCCCATGGATCTTCAGCCCCATAGGCTTTTATCCTTTGATCATGAATTCTTTTTTGTTCTGCTTGTCCTTCTGGAGATGCTAAATATCTCTGATATCGTTCTATTGATGCTTGAGTTCCGTTATCGATGTGGCTATAATTGATTGCAAAGGGGCTTGTCTCTGGATTAAATGCATTAGTCATAAAAGCTATTCCAAGTGTTAATACCGGAGCTGTTATCAATCCTACAGCATTTAATACATTCATAATAGTATCTTCAGTTCTTGTTCCAGTAGTAAACCCAAAATTTACTGCTGCTCTTTCTCCTTCAGAAATGGAGTTATCTTGGTAAGTTAAAGACATTATCTATTATGTGCTTTCAAAATTCGCAATATATTTGCTTTATGGCTTGCATGAGTTACTCCTCCTCTACGTCCTCGTCCTCGTCCTCTATACTGATTTGAAGGTTTTGAAGGTGCTGAAGGAGGAACTGCTGCTGAAGGGGGGACTACTGGTGCATAAGGAGGTGGAGGAGGAGGTGGAGGAGTTGGATTTGGTAAATTAGTAGGAGGTGATGTAGGTTGAGTTGGTGCAATTGA